ACTTGGCCGACAGAGCCGCAAGGGGTATAACCGATGTCTCAAATCCGTGCGAACTCAATCACCAATGCTGATGGCACAGGAGCGCCGGACTTTCCTAATGGGTTGCGTGCGAACTCAATCACCGACGTTGCTGGCACTGGCGCACCTAACTTCCCTAATGGATTGACTGGGCTTAATGTTGCCTCCGCAGGTGACATCTCCCAAATTCTGTTGAACCGTTTATCAGCCATCAACTTCTCGCTGGATAACGGCGTCTACAACGCAAACTTTAATGGCGGGTCTGTCACTGGTAACCTTGCTAAAAGCTCTACCAGCATAAATGCGGTGCTTGTCAGTTTAATCCCAGTAATGTCTGGGGGAACGACATCTGCTTGCTCAAGTGGCTCTGTGTCTTGCAGCGTTACACCAGCTGGGTATAGTAATTTATCCACCCTGTTTGACAACGGCGTAACTTACTTTCAACAATACACATCAAGCACGATGACTGTAACTGTTGATTTTGGAGCGACTACAGCAATTGGTGGTTACTTCATTGAGCGTTTTGCCAACAGCGCTTACCAGCCCCGCACTTGGACCTTCCAAGGGTCTGCCAACAACTCGACTTGGGTGACACTTGATAGCTACGACAGCAGCGCGGATTGGGGGGCTGACGTTCTTACGCGCTCCGCACTGGGGTCATACCGCTACTACCGCTGGGCATTTACCGCAAGCAATGGCTCTCCGACCACCGGCTATGTTATTGACGAGATGGACATCATAGCCTCCGGCGGCACTACTGGGTCGTTTACCTCTGAAACATACACAGCGGCAACCGCGCCAACAAGCGCCACGGTAAAGGCCCGGATTGTCACAGGAACTGCGCCAGTATCTGAGTCTACCTACACGCTTTCAGCAAGCCGTGACAACGGGACAACATGGACGGTCCTTCCATTTACTGTCTCCCCGTCAAACTCTGTTGCGGATGGTGCGTTCTACATCTCTGGAACTGCTAGCATTGCGTCTCAGCCCAGCGGTACGCAGATGAAGTACAAGATCGAAGCCTCATCCGCGCCGGGATTTTCTATTACCGCCGTTACTTTTGAGTGGAGCTAAGCCATGAACTTCAACTATAACGGCGCAACAGAAGGTCAAAACATCCTGCTCGGCGGGATTGGAGACGGAGTAGACCAAGAGGGGCTTTCGCAGGGAACTTGCGTGGCTGTTTCGTCTATCCTTGGCATTAGCAAAGCTGACGCGGCTCGCTTCATCCGTCAAGCTGCCCTTGCTGACAGCGACTGGACGCAACTGCCAGACGTGAACGTAGACAAGGCCGCGTGGGCTACCTACCGTCAGGCTCTCCGTGATATTACGGCTCAGGCTGGCTTCCCCGACAATGTGACTTGGCCGACCAAGCCAAGTTGAGGTGTGTGAGCATACCTGTCGCGGCGTAGTAAAGCCTCAACATTTCTGCTAAGGTGCCACCAAGCAAATCCGACACAAAGGTTGGTCACATGACTGTAACGACGAATTATAGCTGGAACCTCCCGACCGTCGGCGGCGATCAGGACACTTGGGGAACCAAGCTAAACAGCAACTGGACCGCACTGGACACGCTGCTCGGCGGGGTGTCTGCTGCCGAGCTTGGGTATTTATCCGGCGTGACGTCTGGTGTTCAAGCCCAGATCGACGCCAAGGCTCCAGCTGCCAGCCCGACATTCACGGGGACGGTGACAATCCCCACAGCGGCTGTGACGACTGCCACCATTACAACTGCCACCATTACAACTGCAAACGTGACGACTGTTGATCTTGGCAACTGGACCATCACCGAAAGCGCTGGCGTGCTTTACTTCGCCACCGGGGGTGTCAACAAAATGAAGATCGACGCCTCTGGCAATTTGACTGTAGTAGGTGACGTCACAGCATTTGGGACGGTCTAATGGCAATTCAATCCTCTGGGGCCGTCTCGCTTTCAGAAATTCAGGCTGAGTTTGGCGGCAGCAACCCAGTCAGCCTGAGTGAATATTATCGCGGCGGCTCTTATGTCACCGACAATAATACGGGTGTTCCCACCTCTGGCGAGGTTAGCCTAGCCGCAGACTTTTATGGCACCGCCAAGACGGTATCAATGACATATGAAGTGATCGGCGGCGGCGGCGAGGGCGGCGGCGGCAGCTACGGCGGCACTGGCGGCAGCGGTGGCGCAAGCTCCATATCGGGGGCAGGGGTTACCACCATTTCAGCGTCGGGCGGATCTGGCGGCGCGGCATCGGGCTTCTACACTGGCCAGTCCGGTGCATCCAGCTACTACGGCGCGGGCGGCGATGGCGGGCTTAACTCAGATAGCGGAAATCAGTCTCCGGGATACCCGGCACCATCTTCCTCCTATGGGGCGGGCGGGGGCGGGGGCGGCTCCGCGCCATTTGCCGCATACAACGGCGGCGGCGGCGGCGGCGCATCCACCAGACAAGCTGGCACCGTGGCGGCAATCCCCGGAGGGCTTGTCTCGGTCGTGGTGGGTGCTGGCGGGTCTGGCATTGTCGGCGGCGGCGATGGGGCGGGCGGATATGTCAAGTTGACGGTTGGCGGGGTTTCCACAACATACGCTTCCGCCGGGAGCTATACTTACACGGTGCCATCATGACATTAATCCCACTTCAAATCCCCGCAGGCGTCTACCGCAACGGCACTGAATTTCAGGCCAGCAACCGCTGGCGTGAGGCGAGCTTGGTCCGCTGGGTTGAAAACACAATGCGCCCGGTCGGCGGGTGGACGGCGCGCGACGCAATGGACAGCGTCGCCCCGCGCGCCATGCTGGCGTGGACTGACCTCAGTGGCAGCGAGTGGGTGGCTACCGGAAGCTACAACAAGCTCACTGTCGCCACGGCTGGCGGCGTCATCTACGACGTCACGCCTGCCGACTTGGTCGGCGGGACGCTCGATGCGGTGATCAATACGGGCTTTGGTGGCGGTTTTTTTGGCACGGGCTTCTTCGGAGCGCCACGCGCGGCGCAGGGGCAGTATGGCGAAGCCACGACGTGGTCGCTGGATCACTGGGGCCAGAACCTTGTGGCGTGCTCCACGACTGACGGGCGGCTTCTGGAGTGGGACTTGAACACGGCCAGCGACGCCGCCGTGATTGCAAACGCACCGACAAGTAATCTGGGGTTAATGGTTACCGAGGAGCGCTTTCTGTTCGCGCTTGGGGCTGGCGGAAATAGCCGCAAAGTCCAATGGTCTGACCGGGAGGATAATACATCGTGGACACCAGCCAGCACAAATGAAGCGGGCGACATTGAGCTGCAAACCTCCGGCCAGATCATGCAGGGCATCCGCACGCGCGGGCAAACGCTTATCATCACCGATCAGGACGCCCACAGCGCCACCTACATTGGCGGGGGGTTTGTCTACGGCTTTCAGCGCGTCGGCTCGTCATGTGGGGCGACAAGCCGCAAGTCAGCGGTCGGCGTGGACGAGGGCGTGTTCTGGATGGGCCAGAGAGGTTTTCACGTATATTCTGGCGGCGCGGTGGCAGACATCCCGTGCGAAGTGGCTGACTATGTGTTTAACGACATTAACCGAGACCAGATCAGCAAGGTGTGGTCGGTCAGCAATCAGCAGTTTAATGAGGTGTGGTGGTTCTACCCGTCGGCGTCGAGTATCGAGATTGACCGCTATGTGACCTACAACTACGCGGAGCGGCACTGGTCTATTGGCGAGCTTTCGCGCACCGCTGGCGTAGATCGAGGTGTGTTCTCGCGCCCAATCTATGCATCCACAACTGGCACGACATACAATCACGAAGTCGGCCTCAACTACGACGGCGCGACTGTGTTTGCCGAGAGTGGCCCGATTAGCCTCGGCGCTGGCGATCAGGTGATGCGGGCGACAAAATTGATCCCCGACGAGCTGACGCAGGGCGACGTGACGGCGACATTCAGGACGCGCTTCCATCCAAACGATACCGAGCGCTCCTACGGACCATACAGCATGTCAAACCCGACCGACGTGCGATTTACCGGGCGTCAGGTGCGAGTGCGCTTGGACGCCGCCCGCCTCGCTGACTGGCGCGTCGGCATCATGCGCCTTGACGCTACGGCGGGAGGCAAGCGGTGAGCTACGGCTACAACCCACCCCCGTGGACAGGCAACCTCAACGTCTGGGCGGCGAACCTAATCACATACCTGCAGCGCACGGCGTCTCGGCTTGGCTTCAAGACGAGTGACGCCCGCGCCACAGAAAACGGAGTGATCCTCTGGGATGACGTGTCTGGCTATCCCGTCGTATCCAAGAACGGCGTCTGGCGTCAGGTGATCTTGGAGGACGGAAATGCCAGCCTCTACATCCCGAGCAACGTCACAGCAGCGGCGGCGAACACTGCCTACGCACTCACGTTCACCGCAGCCGCTGCCAATGGCATATCTCTCGGCACGCCCGCCTCGCGCATCGTCTTCGATGAGGGTGGCGAGTATATGCTCTCGTTCACGGCGCAGATCACGTCCACCAACTCTAGCCAAGTGAATTTCTGGTTTTGGCCCCGCATCAACGGCGTAGACATCCCCACGTCGGCCATGAGGACGAGCCTGTCGTCCAACGGTGCCACTGACATCGTCGCCCGCAGCGCTATCTTCCCCCTCTCGGCTGGCGACTATCTGGAAGCCTACTGGGCGGTCGATGACATAAATGCCTCGCTGTCGGCCCATGCGGCCACGGCCTTTGCCCCATCAACGCCTGCGGCAACGCTGGCGATAACGAGGATACACGGTTGACGCCCAACATCCACGACTACAGGGAGCAAATTGAGGCAGCGCTAAAGCACAGCGGCGGCACTCACATCTTCCAAGATATTGTGGACGCCGTGTCCGAGGGGCGCATGCAGATGTGGCCAAACGGAGGCACTGTGGCAATTACTGAAATAATCGTGTATCCTCGGAAAAAGGTTCTGCATGTGTTTATCGGATCGGGAAAGCGCGCAGAGCTTTTTGAGATGATAGACGTCGCGTGGCGGTGGGGGCAGGCCCTTGGCTGCAGCGCGATGACACTGGCGGGCCGCAAGGGCTGGATGAAATTGATGGGCAAGCATGGCTTTAAGCCTACGCTCTATGTGATGGAGAAGAGCTAATGTCAGGTGGTAAGGGTGGGTCGCAAACCACCAAAGTCGAGATCCCGCAGTGGCTGGAAGACGCGGCGCAGTCAAATATTGCTCGCGGCGAATACGCATCAACTCTAGGCCCGATTGCATACTATGGCCCAGATGTCGCGGCGCTGACCCCAATGCAGGAAGCGGCCATGGCCAACACCGGGCAAGCCGCATCCGCATTTGGCACGGCGGGCGGCGGGCTTTCGCCATCCGCTGGCATGCCAGCGGCCAACACCTATGCTGGCGGCGTGAGGGGGTATAGCTCCGGCGACATCTATGATCAGGCTCTCAGTGAGCTGCAAGCGCGTGCGCCGGGACAGTATGACGCTATTCGCGCCATGTTTATCAACCCGCAGACAGGCGCGGCCCCGTCGCGCAACTTCCCCACATACACACCATCGCCCGTGTCTGCCCCGGCAGTGGCTCAGGCTTACACAAATGAACCCGGAGGCAACTATGGTGGCGCTGGCCCGTCAGGGGCTGTCGGAATGGGCGGATATGGATTTGGCGACGCAATGAATGATATTTCTGTGGCAATGGGCGGCAAAGGCTTTGGCGCTGGCGCTAAAGGTTTCTGGGGCTAAGGAGGCACAAAATGGCAGGCGCAGCAAACCCGCAAGCGACATCGCCCGTAGGCGCTAACGTCTATCAGACGTCAGCAAACCTTTACAATCAAGCAGCGGCTGGCCCCAATATCGGGCAGTTTATGAACCCATACACGCGCATGGTGACTGGGCAGACGATGGCCGACCTTGAGCGCCAGCGCCAAATGGCCGTTAACACCACTGGCCAACAGGCGACGCAGGCTGGTGCGTTTGGTGGGTCTCGCCACGGTGTGGCCGAGGCATTGACCAACGCAGAGTTCGCGCGGCAGGGCGCGCAGACTTTCGGCAATCTGCAGCAGCAGGGCTTCAACACCGCGCTGGGGGCTGCTCAGGGTCAGCAGGGCATTCAGAGCAATCTGGCAAACCTTGGCTTTGGCTTCGGGCAGCAGATCGCGGGGCAGCAGGCGCAGCAGGGCGCGCTGCAGCAGGGCATCCAGCAAATGCTGATGGACGCAGCCAAGGGTCAATACGCTGGCTTTGCTGGCGCGCCACAAAACGCGCTGCAGACGATGCTGGCGTCCGTTGGCGCGGCCAATATGGGGCAGCAGACGCAGACGGCCAGCAAGCAGCCGGGGCTGTTTGATTACTTGGCGATTGCAGCCACAGCGATCCCAAAGGTCTCTGACATCCGCCTCAAGGAAAATATTCAGCCCGCAGGGAATGTCGGCGGCGTGCAATTTTACACTTGGGACTGGAACGACGAAGGCAAGCGCATTGCAAGCCCAAGCCAGCCGACGTTTGGAGTAATCGCCGACGAGGTCGCGATCTCGCACCCGCAGCATGTTATGCGCGGCGATGACGGCTACCTCCGCGTCCGCTACGCTGGCTTGATCCGCGAGCTGGAGGCTGCTTGATGGCAATCGCCGACTGGAATACGATCCGCAGCAACATCTTCGCGGGGGAGAGCGGCGGCGATTATGACGCGCTTTATGGGTATTCCAATCGGCCCGGTCGTCAATTTGAGAACACGCGCCTTACCGACATGACAGTTGACCAAGCCCTGAGCTTTTCCAACACGTCTGGGCCTTACGCCCAGTGGGTTAAGGGGCAAGTTGGGCGCGTGGCAACCCCCATGGGGGCCTATCAAGTGGTCGGCACTACGCTGCGAGATGCCAAGCGTGGCCTCGGCCTGCGCGGCGATGAGAAGATGACGCCGGACATGCAGGACAAGATCGGCCAGTGGATATATCAGACGCAAGGCACGGGCGCGTGGGAGGGCTACAGGCCGGACGCGGGCGCTCGCTCCGTCGCCGCCGATGCGATGGCGGCACTTGGAAAGGGCAAGACGATGAATGGAATGGGACCGACGACACCGCAGCCGCAAGAGCGGAAGGGCTTCCTCGGGGGGCTGCTTTCTGATCCTGATCTTCTTGATCGGCTGGCCATCGGCTTCGCTGGCATGACGCTGAACCCGAATGTCGGTTTGCAGCAGATGGCGGCGCAGCGCATCGCTGGTCGCGCGGAGGAGCGGAAGGCTCAGACGGACACAAACAAGACTGTCCAGATGCTACAAAACATGGGCGCTGATCCCAAGCTGATTGAGCTGGCGCAGGCTGGCTACGCCAAGGAGGCCATCAGCATGGCGTATGCACAGCCGAAAGAAAAATATGCGACCATGACGGGCGAGCAGCTTAACGCGCAGTATGGCACCAAACTTGATCCTGAAAAGCTCTACAACATCAGCCCGACTGGACAAGTCACGCAGGTCGGTGGCGGCGGCGTCACGATCAGCAATCAGCAGGAAACAGAGTTTCAGAAGGCCGTGGGGAAAGGCATCGGCGAGCAGGCGCTTGATCTGCAGGCGGCAGGCTCAATTGCCCAGCGCAATAAGGGAAGCTATGCCGTCCTCGCTGATCTTCTGCAAAATGCCCCGCAGGGCGGGCAGGGCGCGTTTGTGGCCGCTGCGTCTAATCTCGGCCTAAAGCTGGAAAAGGCAAGTGACGTTGAGGCGGCTCAGGCTATTATCAGTCAACTTGTTCCGCAACAGCGCCAGCCCGGTTCTGGCCCAATGTCTGACGCCGATCTTGAATTGTTCAAGCGCAGTCTCCCGCGCATCATCAACTCACCGAGCGGCAATCGCCTGATCTTGCAGACGCTAAATGCAATATCTGATTACGACATACAGCGCGCCTTGATCGCCCAAGACCTAATGACCGGAGCCATCGACCAAAAAGAATACTATTCAATGCTCAATAGCCTTGAGAACCCACTAGCTCTGTTCAAGCAGCAGTCGTCTGGTGCGCCTCCCGGAATGAGCCGCGAAGAGGCAACAAAGCTACTCATGGGGCAATGACATGGCAGATCAGATGACGCCAGCGCAGGCGGACCAAATCCTTAATGCCGTGAAGGTTTTAGAGCAGCTTGAGCGTGACGGGAAAATCACGTCATCAGAACAAGAAGCTCTTGACCGATACCGCAAAAAGCAGCGTCCCGCCGAAGATGTGGCGCTCGAAACGGCTGCTAGGTATCAGGGCTTCAAGTCTGGCGCAATGATGGCCTTGGACGATGAGATTGCTGGCGCTCGCGCGGCTGTTTCGGATTTTGTGAAGTCGCGCGACACCAAGTCGGCCAGCGAGGCATACTATAAATACCGGGATTTACTTCGCCAGAAGGACGAGGCAGCGCAGCTCATCTCTCCCGAGGCTTACGCAAAAGGCGAGATGGCTGGCGCATTCAGTGGGGCGATGGCCCCCGCTGGAGGCGCGGCAAAGGTTACGCAGGGAATGGGTGCGCTCGGGAAAATAGTGTCTGGAGCATTGACGGGTGCAGCCATGGCTTCGCTGCCGTCCTATGGTCGCGGCACTGAAGGTCCAATCGCCGACATTGGAAATATTGATCCGAGAACAGCAATTACAGGAGCAGCAATAGGCGGTTCCTCCCCAATGCTTGGAGCCGCAGCCGGATACGGCGCGCGAGCGCTGCAGGATGTGGCTCGCTTTGGTCGCGCACTACCAGACATGACTGGTCGCGCCTCAAGGCGCGTGGCACGCAGCATCGGCGCGGCAGAGCGTTCCGGTCAAGACATTGAAAAATACTTAGCAGAGATCGGTCCAGAGGGAATGATTGCAGACATCCCCGGCTCTCCGCGTCAGACCGCGCAAGGGATGGCAGCTATCGGCGGCACGGGGGCAGACATCGTGCGCCGTGAGATTGAAACGCGTGCCGCTGGTGCTGGCCAGCGTATATCGGGTGAGATGGATGCCCGTATTGCTGGACCAACTGCCGCATTTGAGGCGCGCGCCGAGCAGGCACGCCGAAAGGCATCTGTGTTCGGCCCAATGTAT